ATGCCTGCACACAAAAAAATAATTGCCATCGTGTTGCTTATCACGGCAATGTCAGGAGTCAGCTCAATGGCATATGCCGCGCATACCGGGGAAAAACTATATGTGTCCAGCGGGATTGCCGACGAGGTTGCCATTCCATTGTTCCAGTCACAGCACATAGGTGTTACCGTGACAATCGAGCCTGTTACGCCGTTGTATTCAGAGCTGGCGAATCGGTTCATTGCCAGAGACAGTCATATCGATTTGTATAGGTTGAATTCGAATTTGGGCATCCTTCAGCATCTGCGTGAAAAGGGTTACTTTTATGATTTGTCCGAGGATGCGGTCATTAAGGGTTTTACTGAGCGGCTTGCCCCCGTTTTCCAGCAACAGCTATGCAGGGATGGTGAGATTCTGGGGGTTCCATCCTTCTTGATACTGGATTATCCATTTTACATCAATCGTGATGTTGCGAAGGCCATCGGACTGGCAGACGAAGAGATACCTACCAACCTTCTTGATTTGTTCCAATTTGTGAACGACTGGGCTGAGCGTTACGGAGATACGTTTCCTGAGTATGCGCCACTGCGCGCTGACGAAGCCTCATCCTATACACTTATGAACCGAAATCCCTATATCGGTCTGGTGTTGGACATGTATAAAGACACATTGCTTGCGCAGGGACAAGTGCTTATATACGATACACCACTGTTTTATAATCTGCTTTTGGCAATTGAGGACTGGACATTTGCAGATGAGGCCGCATATGAGACATGGCAGCAGAACGTGCCTGATAGAGCTCATTGCCTATTTTACACTTGCCAGACCTTTGATGATGAAGTGTTTTCAGTACTCAGTAAAAACAATGGCTATATTGATATGCCGCTGACGGGTGATAGCCCGATCGTCCAAGGCTATGAACTGGAGTGTGCTGTTGTAAATCCGTTCACAACATCACCGGAACTTGCTATAGCACTGGCGCGCTGTTATGTGGAGGATTGCCAACCAGCCCTGTTGCGGATATTGTGTCCCGATGTCAGTGAGCCGTATCAAGCCCCCGATTATCAACAGGTATTGGCGGAACTTCAGGAATGGCGGGAAGAAGAATCGCAAGCCTTCGCATCCGCGCAGGGGAGCGACAAAGTAAGCCACCAAACGACGTTGGATATGATCGACGGGTTGATTCAGGAAGCCTTGGACAATCCATATGAGATATCAGAAAGCGCGATGGCTGTGTACCGCACGCATATCGCCCCTTACCTTGTTCCCAAAGGTGAAGGGGTGTACGACAGTGAAGAGATTTACGCAGAAACGATGTCTTTCTCTGATCGTTGGTTAAGTGGAGCTATCAGTGCGGAGAAATATGCAAAGGGATTGGATGATTTTCTGCAAATCGCAGTTGTAGAAGACCGCTAACGCAAAGGTAAGGATGAAAACAGTTTCCTTACAAATGCCGTGAGGAGTCAGTCGAAGAAGCGCTGATCGATATGTATTTAGCTGGGGTATCGGTTCGCCGGGTGGAGGATGTAACCGATGCACTCTGGGGTGCGAAGGTATCCCCCGGAAAGGTCAGCGAACTGGACAAAAAGGTCTATGTCCTGTTTCCCGCACCAAACAAGAGAGCGGCCAGCGATGGCCGTTTTCTTGTTATTCTTTGATTTATAAGGGTTTTCGAGCTTTCGCTTTGTTTGTTTTCATAACAATATTTTCACTTCGATGTTACCGTTTTAGATAAAATGTACCACGAAATGTGACACGGTTTTTGTTAAAGTGGGCAGGTTTTCATAAAGTATATTCTCCGGGAATGTGACATGGGAAATCAGCGTATACTTTGTATGGATATCGCAATGATTTGTAATAACTAGCGATGCGGGGGAAGTGATGTTTCAACACCTCCTCATCTCTACCAGTTGAACACGTTGAAAAGTAAGAGTTTCATCGTGTTTCTATATTGATAGGTATACGCTAAAGTATATGTTGAACCTTTAGTTCCACAGATATTTTAACTACGAATCAAAAGGTCGTGGGTTCGAATCCCGCCGGGCTCACCAATCAAAATCGCTTGGAATTATGGTATTCAGGTGGTTTTACATTTCCTGAATCAATGTTTATTTTAAATATTCGTGCTTATTTTATCCGCTCAGGTAGTCAAATTCGATATTCATGTTTAAGCATACCCTGTTACCCGAGTGTTGAACTTGCAATTGTAATTTACAATCAATTCACAAACATGAGATTTTTATAGAAATTCCCTTGGAATGTATTTACATTTGTTGATTGATGATGTATTGTTTCATTGGGAATATTTGAATACTGAGTATGGCATCTGATTGAATATTAGGAGGGATAATCATGAAAAAAGCTGCTCGGAATATAATCACGATACTTTTTATTATACTGTTAATCTCTTCTACTTTCCCAGCTTATGCGACTTCGAAAGCGGCAACAAAATCAGCGCTTCAGACAATTTGTAATGTTCTTACCAATAACAAACTACCTTTAACCTGTGAAACCCTATCCCATGCGTTTAATAGCAAAAGTGATTTGGTTTATGGGTATCATGAGATAAAAGGCATTTGCAAACTTGGAGAGAAAGCACTGCCGGACTCTATTGTCAATGCAATAAAGTCCAATAGCAGTTTAGCTAGTCATCTGATTGCCATCAAGGCATTGGCTAAAAAAAATGGAACCATTGTTACCTTTTGGAATGATGTTGTTCTGAATAATACTCTTGATTTGAAACTCACGATCAATAAATGCAGGATTGATGTAACCATGCAATACATCCCAGCCACTAAACGTTATGCGACATATCTTCGCATTTCGGATATTTATGATTTTGATTACAAGAGCTTAAAGACGAGCTGTTCGGTATTCAGCAGCAATCGGTCTGCATTAGATTGCTTAATTACAATCGCTAATAACGATGCGTATGCTGGTGATGTACTGGGCATTATGAATAAATACAGTATCGTATTAAGCATTGATTACTATATTTTTAGCTGATTTTCGTTTTACGTGTTAAAATTTGCTTTAGCAATTTACGAAAGGTATTTTATTGCATGTAGTGTAATATTGATTATTGGGAAAGCCTATCAGCATCTACATTTATTAGACGGTAGTATCAAGAATTATGCGCAAAAAGGTTTGCAGACTCCGGGAGATGAAGTCAACCGTCAACGGAGGCATCTTCGCAGCCAGCCTTCTGATGCTTTATGACAGTTGAACTGAAATATACTGACAATAAAGCCATCAGCACTCGTTGTTTTCTTGTTTTTCTTTGATTCAAAGAGAATCCTTGTTTCACTTTGTACATGTTCAATTTTTATGTTTGTGTCTTATAACTATACTAATATTTTACATTAAGGCTTCAGCGAAAATCTAACTTGAGACAAATCACGATAGTCTGCAATATAGTCTGCCACATTCTTTCCTTTTAAACGATTATCAGCAAAAACTAGGCTAGACTTGATGATCTTTTTGTTGCCAAATAGATTTGTCAGATAATCTTTTGCTCTTACAATTGTCCTTCCTTTTCGGGAAAAACTATCAACCACTAATATATTACTATACATGTTACCAGATAGTATATCTAATAGATACATGTTGTTAATGGGAGCATCAACAGAATTGAAGATTCCACCTTGTCGCAAACGTCTATCTGCAAAGAGCGACAATATCGGCATGTTATGTCCATATTCTCTAGATATGAGATCTCCAGTCATGAGTCCCCCACGATTTACTCCAATGATACAGTCAAGATTAAATCCACCTAATGCCAGTGGCTGTTTAAGAAAATCAATCAATCTGCCAGTTTGATAACAATAATCATTCCAGTCAATAATTTGTTTATCAGTTTCTACGGGGGTTTGCCTGATATAGCTAACTAGATTTGCACAAACTGATCCTGCTACAACCTCAAAATTGTTCATCATGACATAATTACACGATGCGATTCCGTCCAGATCAGAGGGTAAATGCAGGTCATCCGGCTTAACAATAAAAACCCTATCCAATCCGAATTGACCAATACAAAGACCCAATTCAAAAATTATATTATCTCTTGGTATAAAGAACTTTTTGCCCCGCGACATAATCAAATCATCTTTTGTAAGTAATATAATAGCATAGTCAAAGCTGTTTTCCATACTACTAAAATTACTAATGAAAGATTTAGAAAACCTAAAAAACCCATTCGTCCATAATTGAACGGCATATTCTTTTGGATATAAATTCTTTTGAATATACTGAGCTAACGTTAAACCTTCGGATGAAGAGAATATTATCAATCTATGCACCTTTTTTTGCTCCTAACTAAAACATTTTCTAGTTTTGCAATCTATAGTCTAACGTCAAAATGAGTGCAATTGAGCTTTGTGTTATAGATATTAGCATCAGAATATATTCATATTTTAAACCTCTGTAATGATTTGTCAATGCCTCTTATCCAAGATCATTACTATACAAAAAAATAATGAAACAGTTGCCCCGACGTTTGAACATCAGGGCAACTTTCAATATCATAACTGATTACTTTCTCACCCATGTGTTACAATTCTCGTTTATTTCTTCATCACATCTTTTATTCCAGCCATAATCTGCTGCAAGTCCAGCTCCAGCCACTTAGCCTTCAGCGCCTGCAGTACCTCGTCGCTCTTGATCCAGCCTCTGCTTTCCATAATCGTCAAGGCCAGCTGCAGCTTCTCCTCGCCGTCAAACCGTCCCACCACCGCCTCGGCGTATTCCACGGCTACCTTTGCAGCCTCCAGCAGGTTGTTCTGTTTGAGCCAGGGCACCGCTACATCTTTCAGCCAAGGCACCACATAACTTTTCGCGACCCACGTGGCCAGCGCGCCCAGTGCGGACAGGATGCCGCACAGTACCCAGATCACCACCTGCGTGCCAGCCTCGGCTTTATCAATGGCCGTTTCAGCCAAAGCAGTAGCGCAGATCAGCACCATCACCAAACAAAGCGCCCCGGCAATAACCTTCTTCATAATTACCCTTCTTTCTTTTCGTTGTTCTGGTCATCCTCTTCGGTGGAACCCGTTTTGCTGCTCTTGTCCCGCAGCCGTTTCAGCATATCCAGCAGTCCCGGCGGGAACGGAACCCCCATGGCGCTGGCATTCTCGATAATCGACATGCCTTCATTCGCCACATAAAACCCGATGGCAGCGATCCGGCACACCCCATCCGTGCCCACCAGCCGATCCAGCATGGTGGCCACCATGACGATCACCAGCATCATCATTTTCTTGGTTAGCCCTGCAAAAGCCACCGAGGATCTGAACGTGCCCGTTTCCGTCTTGGTGCTTTTCCCCATCAGCGCCACCAGAATGCCTGTCAGGTAGTCAAGCGCCATGGCCAGAAACATTATGCCCAGCGCTGCATCCCACCCACCCAGAAGGTACGCCAGCCATACCCCCAGCGTACCGACCGCAGCGCAAACCCATCTCCATACAGAATCCATCTATGTCACCCATCCTTTTCAAATCTTTCGTTTGGTGTTACTCGCCAGCGTTTGCGGATGCCGCAACCTCCCGCGCCTCCGCCAGTGCAGCCCACGTCTTCTGACCGACAATACCGTCCACGGACAGACCCTTTGCCTGTTGGAACGCCTTCACCGCTGTATCGGTCGCCGCGCCGAAGTCACCATCTGAGCCGTAGGTACCCAGATCATAGCCAAGATCGAGGAGCCACGTTTGCAGCCTGCGCACCGCGCCACCCTTGCAGCCACGCTTCACAGTGTAAAACGCCGTCACGTCCACGGCAGCCGATGTAACATCAGCATCGGTTTCGCTATCAGTGCTTTCAGTAAGCGCTTCCTGTTGTTCGCTGGAAAGGCAATAGTCTACCCACGGAAACAGCCCAATGCTGTTCCAACCGCCATTGGGTACGCTTTTCTTGCCATTGAATTTGGTGGATTCGCATACACCGCCGTTTTTCTCCGAGGAGTTGATTGTGCTGGATCCACCGAGGTATACGCCCATATGGGTAGCATCCTTCATGCCATCCCCACGGTATTTTGCAGGCGTACTGTCGCTTTGCTCCTCCACGATGAACACCCCGGCTCCACCGGGCACGCAGCCAAACTGCTTTACGCATTCCTCCGGAGAGCCGCGCCACACGCATTTACGCCAGTGGGCATTTCTGCCGGACAGGTTGCACTCCTTTTCTGGTACCCCGCATTCGATCAGCAGCGCCTCCACCAGCGCCTGACAATCCATCTGAGCGTAGGAGATAGGTGCGGTTTTCACAGATTCGAGCTTTCGTTTCCCAGCAGCAACCAGCGCCGCGTTGGTAATCATAGTAGCCATAGGTTTTCCCCTTTCTGTACTCAAAAAGGCGAGCCATCCTGCCCGCCTTTTTGGTATTCCTTACATCGGTAACTGTTCACATAGCGCCTGATACTGTTCCTCAGTGATCCGCCCGAGGACATATAGCGTATCGACCTTTTCCCGTAGTCCCTCTGTCCGGCCACGGGAGATCAACAGTTGCAAGGTATTATAGAGCATTGATATCACCTCCCAACTCAAGCGTAGCGATCTGAATATCCTGATCTACTAGCTTTTCGGCCATGTCGCACATTTGTGCGATCAGTGTCTCCGTCTCGGAAAGCACAGGCTGCCCGTCCCGGTAGAATCGATTTCCATCGTAAGTGTCACCGATACCAGCCGGGACTTCACCTATTGGCACTGCTTCCGGGAAATCACTTGCATTGCCTGGCAGCAGTTCAATGACATTTGTTACAATGCCATCTTGCACGATTGCATATGTCATAATGCCCTCTCCTTAATGCCTATCGATGGTCGCGGATAACAACAATACCCGAGCCACCATTTCCACCTGCACCAGAATATGTACCGCCTCCTCCGCCACCACCGCCAGTATTTGCAGAAGCGCTAGAACCAGATACGGAATCAGCACCGCCATTCGCGCCACCGCCTGCGCCGCCTACAGCACCAGCTCCGCTTCCTGCGGTGCCACCACCGCCACCACCACAATAAAGAGCACCAGTAGTCTCTCCAAACTCTTTCGTCGTTGTTCCTTGCCCGGTGCCTCCATAATGTGTACCAGCTCCAGAAATTTGATTCGCAGCCATACCACCATTACTGGCACCACTTCCGCCAACGCCCTGGAACATTTGGCACCCGCCTCCAGAACCACCGTTGATACTTGCGCCTCCAGAAGCACTGAACCCAAATGCGCTAGAAGCTCCGCCCGGATTATTAGGCGCAAAAGTGCTAGCTTGCGGCGCGCTTCCAGCTCCTCCTGCACCAATAACAATTGAATACGGTGTGCTAGCCTGAATCCCACTGATCGCCAGTTGCGTACGCGTGTACCCACCACCACCACCACCGCCACTGAAGTTATGATTGGTACCAACCCCACCTGCACCACCAGCTCCGCCGCCAGCGATAAACAAATCAACCGTCGTTGCTGGTGCTTGAAGGAATGTTAGTACACCACTTGTAAGAAGCTTCATGCGCCAATGACCACTTCCGTCGTCAATCAAAGTGGAAGCCCCTGTATAGGTGATATCCGTGGCTGGATTGAAAGTGTTTGAAATTTGGTACCAAATATCAGTGAAATAATACGCTGCCCGGGATACCCACGCAGTCCCATTGTATTGCTTCACCCGCAACACATTGATATTCGCAACAGCGCCAGTTTTCTTTAGCAGCCTTATAATATTGGAACTTGCTCCATCCGTCTGCATCCATACGTCACCTGTCGCGGGGCTTGACGGCTCAGCAACTGAGGCCGTCCACTTGTTTATCGTGACTGCAGTGTTAATCCATATCAGCCCCGAAACCCCTGTCGGCTGCACAGTGCCGCCGACCACACTGATAGCCAGCTCACCCACACCGCCACCGCCGTGATTAAAGATCGTTACACTCATGCGCTCACCTCCGATACAGACAAACTGACCGTCAGATCAACCGTTGGCAAACTGGCGGCAGTGAACGTGACGGATCCAGCCGATGCAGCGGAGATGTGGACATCCGCCTCGGTGTAGACCTTTCGACTCGCTTCGAGCGCCCCGCCATGCAGCACACAGTTAGCAGGGACAATAGCGACTGACAGCGTCTGTGTGTACACCGTCCCGCTAAACGTCCATCCGGAAGCGAGCAGCGTCGCTGTCGCTGCCCTGGCACGGTACTGGGTGATCAGGTTGAGCAGGTTCCCCGCCACATCCGCACCAAGCGTATTCTGAATGGTTGCAAACCAAGTAGTGAAATCAGCCTGCCGCGCGGTTCGCCAACCGGAAAAGCTGCTCTGCTGCTGATCCTTGTAATCATTCAGCGCACCAACCACCTGTGCGATCCAAGCCTCAATGTTGCTGGGTACCACCATGCCGCTGACCGGACGTTCATCGATAATGACCGCCTGAGAGAGGGACGCGGCTGTCCGGCTGACTGCTATCCGTGCGAGCGAGATGTCGAAGCCGTCCGAATCGTTCTTGAGCGCAGGTGCGACCGGTGTGCTGCCGGGGCTGCCCTGTATATAAAGCAGGATGGTCTTTCGATTGCTGTAACCCGCTCTGACCACAATCCGGTCGATGCGGTCGGCTCCTGCATAGGGAGCGGCTATAGTCATGCTCTTGTCCGAACCATTGACCCCGATCCGGCCTTCAATCACGCAGGTGCCCGCCTTCACGGTCACGTTGAAATCACCGACCGCCAGCACCTGCAGAGCGGTCGCACTCTTCATGGCCACGCCGGTGGTGATCAGCGCCTTCAGGATTCTGGCCAGATCATCCGCATCGTGCAGCCGGTCGCCTCCCACGCTGTTATAGGGATAGTATTTATCCATATCCATGGTTTCACCTCATTTTGATGCGTTCTGCAATGGTGGGGAGCGGGCTGCCAATGGTCAGTTTCCGGGGGAGTAATCCATTTTTCTGCTGCCGGACTTCCTCGGTGATCCGCACACTCACATCCATCGCCCAGCTTGCCTTGCGAACGGTCACCACATCCCCGAGGGTATAATCCACACCGTAAGCCAGCAGCTGCTCGCTCCCCGGCAGATCGCCCGTGGCGCTCTTCACCGGGCGCGCTTTGTCCAGTTCCTTCTGTGCCGCCTCGATTTTCTTCTGCCGGTACTGGTCATCGGTGAGCGTGGTCGTGCTGCCGTCCGCGTTGGTAACCTCTTTCCCGCCGCTGTCGCTCGTGCAATCCTCAAAACGCTGAAAACCGGTGCTGGCGGTTTCACCAACCTCCAGCACCGTATCGTCGGAATCCGAAATGTACATGACGTTTTTGCTGTCCGCGATGCTCTCGGTGTACTCAATGTTCTGGATGGTTTCCAGTGTTTCATCAAACAGGATGGGCACATTGCCGGCTGCGTTGCCGACACTGCGGTCATGCCCGGCGCTGACGGTGAGCACCATCGTGCGCTCTGTACTTTGAAATAGTACCTGCATGTTCAGGCTGCTAGCCTCACAGATCGCCTGAAATGTGGTCAGATAGGCATCCGCTGTCGCCTCCATGGTGATGTCATCGCCCATTGCAGAAGATATCTGCCACGTGAAACGCGGGAAAGCCCGTCTGCTGTCCGAAAAAAGTCCGGTAAGCATTTGGTTCATCACCGCGCCGGACTTGCCCTGATATACCTTGGCAAGCGCCAGCACACGCTGGTTGAGCAGCCATTTCAGGCATGCACCCTTGACCGTAATCACCTCTTCGCCGCTAGGCTCCGTATGCTTTTCACAAGTGGTTACCAGATAAGCCGTTTCATCACCCTGTGGCCACAGCAGCGCGTCCGTCCGGATGAGCTTTGTGGTATCGTTCAGCGGACACTCAAACTCAATCGCGCCGGGCTTGACCGCCTTGTGGGTAATCCCCAGCCCGCTGTAACTGTCGATCACCCCACAGGGGATATGGTCGTAGGGAGTATAGAGCCATAGCTGCATTTTCACACCTCCAGATAGCAGGAATAATAGAAAACAGCAACGGTCAAAGCGCTTTCGCCGCTCTCCGCGCTGTAAGCCAGATAGTTGTCCCCGGGCGAAAGCTGCAGGAAGGTAATGTTTGCGATATCCAAAAGGCTAAACGCATTGCTCTCCACGCCGCCCACCGCCCGGTAGACCGTTGCCTTCTTTTCACCCACACCCGTCTGAAGCGTCAGGATATCGCCGTCATGAAGCGTGGTCTTCACCAGCATAGACTGCGCCCGGTTCATGGCGTTGGCAATCTTGGGGTTGATCACCTCGCTTCGGGCTGTGAACACCACCCGCATCCCTGCAGGCGCGGTACCGAGGTTTTGCACGTTAATCACACGCTCCTCGGTACGCTGACCAAACAGAAATCCCACGCCCTGCTCAACTGTAAGCGGATAGCCAAACATCGGCTTCCACGTGGCGATGTTCACCCTGCTTTCGCTTTCTTCCCGCCAATAGGGGTTGGGGCAGAGAAAGAACAGATTCACAATGGAGCCGTCCGAGGTGTTGACGCTCACCTTTTCCACAACACAGCGAATGTCCCGCGTGAGCGACCCGCGTATGAGTCGCAGCGTGCCTAACGATTTCGGGTTCATCGTGCGTATGATCTGATTGCGCACATTCACCACGTCGGAAAGAAGCTTGAGTGTCAAGCCGATGCGCCTCGCAGATAGCTTGGAACCGACATAGGTGCTGCCGTCCTGTCCGCTTTGGTCACTGACATACACGCTGTTTTCATAGCCGAACAGCCCGTCCTGCTCCGTCAGCAGGATCTCCGGCAGGGGAGGCGAGGTATTGGTACACACAAACTGTGCACCGTTGTCGCCCAGATAAAGGATTTTCATATATCGCCTCCATTACAGCCCGATCTGCTGGCTCAGTTTTTTGGTGGAAGCATCGGTATAGGTTAGCCGCACCGGAATCTTGATGCCGTTGTTGGCAATCAGCTGCGCAGCGTCCATCGCCCTGCGGATGCTGTTACGGATCGCCGTTTTGAGGGTTTCAGAGCGCGACTGTATCCCGCTGATCAGGCCATCCATCATGGACTGACCAATCTGCGGGAATTCTGTTGTAAGCGTCTGGAAGGGTGTTGTGAGCAGGCCAATGTTTTCATTGACCCCCTGCGCGCCGCCGAGGATGACGTTTTTATAGATTTCTTTCATGACCGTGGAGGGCGACTGAATACCCCATGTGGCTTTCACCTGAGCTATCAGGTCTTTGGAGGCGGTATCCATCGCGCCGCCTGCAATCCCGTAGTTTTCCGTTAGTCCGTCCGCCAAGCCCTGCCAGATGTCCGTGGAAACCTCACCACCGCTGGGTTTGAAGTCAATCATCGCAAACAGGCCTTTCACATTGTCACCCAGCTTGCTGGTGTCCACCTGACTCAAATCCACGCCATCCATGGAGCTTTTGAGCATTTCCATGACAGGGTTAAAATCGCCGGTCTCCATTTCGCCGGTGATCTGTTTTCCCAGCTCGGTTTTATACTTGTCCAGCAGGATGTCAAGTGTTCCGTCCTCCACCATGCTGGCCACATCCACCTTCGAAGGATCCACCTTCATGAGGCCAGCAAGCATCGTCTGCAGCTTTGTCCGAAACTCCGGATTGGAGGTGCTCATATCGGCACTCTTGTCCACACCATTCAGGAAGCCCAGCTTCACATAGTTGTCCAGCAGCGTGCCCAGACGGTTTTCGCCGCCCTCCACGCTCTGAGCAGCAGCGGTTACGCCATCGTTGAGGATGGCAACGATCTTAGCCTGATAATCCTTTTTCGCCTGCTCCTCGTCCTTGAACTCGGTTGTGATGCCTTCCTTGATAATGACAACCGCACTGTCATCGCCGGTTTCATCCGCCGCTGCCTGCGCAGCCTCCAGCGCTTTCTGTTTTTGGGCAATGGTGGTTTTGCGCGCCTGCTCTTTGGTGGCATAATCATTGCCTGCGATTTTCAAGCCTAGCGTGGTATAAGCCTGCGCCTGCTCCGGAGAAGCCTCTCCGCTTTGGATGTACACCTGCTGCGCTTTGTAGTATTCGGCCAGCCCTTCATTGGCAGCGGCGATCTCGCCCTTCATGGTGGCAATCAGGGTGAGCAGCTCGTTATACCGCGCGATTTTATCGGCGGTAATGCTCTCGGTACCCCCTTTCATGGCATCCAGCAGCGTGTTCAGCTCGGTCTGGTAGCCCTGAAGCTCGGCAATCTGCTTGTCGCCGCTGGTTTCAGCAGCTGCAACGATCTTCGTTTTACTCTCATCGGATAGCCCGGCAATCCCGTCCAGTGCGGCAGCGATCTCCGCCGCCTTAGTCGCGGTATCCGTTTTCACACCGGCAATGGCATCGTCCACCCAGGCATCAATGGTTTTACGGAGCTTGTTTCCTTCGCCCTTGGTAAGCTTGCCGTCCGCGATGGCGCTTTCCAGATCGCTGGCCAGATCGGTTTTTTCCACATCCACTTTAGCCTGAATTTCCATGACCTTTTTGGTATTGGTCAAAACGTCGTTCACCTTCGCGTCGAAGTCAGCCTTGCTGTTATCGTCCAGCTCAATGCCAACGCTGATAATGCGGTTTTTGAGTTTCGCCTGATCGCTGTTCGCTTCCGCGATCTTGCTGATCAAGCTGAAAATCACAAGCCCGGCAGCGCCCGCCGCCAGCGGCAGACCCACCAGACCCAGCGCGCCGGACAGCCCTCCGGCCTTCCCGATGACCGTCACCAGCTTCGCAATACCGGATACGGTGCTGACAATGCCGCCCAGCGCCTTGGTGGTCGGACCCACCAGCGCCAGTGCTCCGGCTCCAAACAGAAGGTTGGTACGCGCGGTATCATCCAGCGTGCTCAACCCTGTAACCAACCCGTCCACTTTATCCAGAATGTTGCCGATGGCCGGAAGCATCGTGTCGCCAAACTGCAACGCGCTGTTCTTCAGCCGGTTCAACATCGCAGCCAGTTTATTGCCCCGTGTGTTGCTAATCGTTTCAAACGCCTGATCGACCGCACCGGCGCTGTTACTCATAGCATCCAGCGTCTTGGTAAACGTTTCGCTCTGCGCACCGGCCAGCGAAGCGACCGCCTTATAGGCTTCGACGCTGCCAAACAACCGGGCAAGCGCCTCCTCGTTGCCATTCGCCTTTACCCCAATATCCGCAATGAATCTCGCCAGCCCTTTGCTCTTGATGGCTGTCGCATCGAACTCAATCCCCAGCTCCTTAGCGGTTTTCTTGGCTTCAGCAGAAGGCTTGAGCACACTGGCCAGCACCTGATTGAGCATGGTCATGCTCTGGCTGGTGGAGATACCGCCCATGGTCATCGCAGCGGACGCTGCCAGCACCTCGCCGTAACTGACCTTCAGGCCGCTTGCGGTTGCCGCCACCAGACCGATGCTGCCTGCGATCTCGCCCAGCGTGGTTTTACCAAGATTCTGGGCTACGATCATTTTGTTGTATATATCGGTCGCCGCGCTCGCATCGAGATTCCACGCGTTGAGCACGGACGTACTGCCATTAACCGCCGTGGTCAGATCGGAAAAACCGCCCTTGGCCGCCTTGGCACTGACCCCCATATACTGCGTGGATTGCGAAGTGGCAACGCCAGCGGAGATCGCCTGGTACTCTGCTTCGGAAAGGTCGCCGATGGCCGTATTGGTATCGTCGCTGATCTGTAAAAGCTCGGTGCCGATGCTGGCAAGGTTTTTCTTACTGGTATCCGCAACGGTTGCGATCTTTGCCAGCCGATCCTCAAAGTCCAGCGCCGCATCAGAAGCCAGATAAAGCCCCGCCGTGATCGGCGCGGTCAGCCCGATCGTCGCCTTATTACCGAAGGAATTGAGCGATTTTCCGGCTGTACCGAAACGCTTTTCTGTTTTCTCTGCCGCCGCTTCCAGCTTGCCCCATGCACTGGACTGTTTCTTGATCTCGGTCTCAGTGCGATTCAGCTCCTGCCGGGTCTGGGCGGTCTGGGTACGCATGCCGTTGTAAGCGGCTTCTGTGCTGGAGATTTTCCCCTGCAGGGTCGCCATGTTGCTGGAAACCTGCTTTTGCTGATCTGTCAGGGATTTATACTCGGTTTTCAGCTGCTCAACACGATCCGCCAGCTGCTTCATTTCATCCCCAGCGAGATCACCGGCTTTTTGATGCGCCTTGAGTTCCTGCCTTGCCTGCTCATACGCCACCTTCGCGTCGGACACCTTGTCCTTCAGCTCAGTTTGAGCAGAACCAAGGCTGGTCATTTTCCCGCGCAACTGCTCCAGCTGACTGCGATAGGCAACCGTTGCAGATTGTTGTACAGTAAGCTTTTGAGCAAGAGCAATCTGCTTTTGACCCAGCGTATCGTACTTCTGCCCGGCAGCGGCAGCCTCGGCGGCACTGGCCTTAAAGCTGCTGTCGATGGCCTTCAGCTCCGTGCCCACGCGTTTCATACCCGTGTCAAAACTGCCGGACGATAGCGCCAGCTTGACCGCAAGCGAGCCTACAACCTCCTCCGCCGCCATGGTTCCTCACCTCCTAAAAAATGCCGAACTGATCGATATACAAGCCTTTGTTGCCATGCTCGTCGGTTACCAGCGGAGTGGCCGTTTGTTCATGGTTGCTCTTGGACTTGGGCGAATACCCCAGCAGCCGGATGTAGTAGCACACATCCATTCCGTCAATCTCCGGCATCGTCCAACCCTTCTCCATAAGCGAAAGATAGGTTTCCGCAAAGAAATCGCCCCAGTCGGCTATTTCGCCGTCTGGGGCTGCGGGTTTTTATCAGGAAGCCCTCCGCAAGATCATCGGCTACGTCGTTCATGACGGCGTCGATGATCTTTTGTGCATCGAAGAACCACCCCTGATAGCCGTCCAGATACTCCTGCGCGGTAAACTGGTTGTCAAATGCCTTCACCACAAAACCAGTCATTTCGTCCATCAGGTCATCAGGATAATCGCCGCCGCTTTCCGTGAGCACCGTTACGATTTTCTTTTTGAGGGTATAGGCCTCGCGGCCTTTGCGGGCGGTCGTACTGGCGAAGTAATCGCAGGATTTACCTTTGATTTGAAGTGTGATTTTCACAGGAGAGCCTCCTCATCGTCAGGAAAGGCGTACCGGTATCGGCACGTATCTCCTGTATTCATTTCAAGGAACATTTACGCAGGGGTTTTCACGGTAGCCGGTTCGTAAACAGCCTTTGTCCAGTTGGCGACCACCGTAGGCGAGAGGCCAACGGTGTTGCTGTCGATGGCGATCTTCATGTTTTTATCGGAAGAACGCTGGGTCGCCTTGAACTTGATCTTGCGGTTCTGAATGGTAACATTGCTGCCTTCCTGCCCTTTGAAGGAACTCTCCGGAGAGGAAGGGGTGAATTTGTACAACCACACCAGCTTGTCGGCCCCGTCGCTTTTACGGGCGCGGAAGCCCAACGCAATATCGCTGGCGTGATCATTGCTGCCCATCACCACCGCGCCGTTGGCGTCCAGCTTCCGGCCAAACCAGTCCACTTCCATCTCGGGCGGAATAATGTTCACTTCTACCTCGCCGTCCGCGTCGCCGTTGGCGTTGACGATACAGAAGGTGCCATCGTCACCAAAGCTCTGCGCCTGATTGCTGCTGGGTGTAAAACCAAGGCTCTGTACGCCGATCAGCTGCTTCACCTCGTCATAGACGGTACCGTCTACGCTGTCCGACAGAATCTTCGCATACACCAGATCGCGCATGCCTACGACTGGTAGCACCTTACCAAGGATAATGGGTTCATTCATGGATGATTTTCCTCCAGTTTCAAAAGTCTGATTTCTACATGTTGACGGTCATTGAGGTAATCGTCGCTCCGGCCACGGTACAGATAGCCATCAGCCATGGCTGCGTTCATAACGATGCGTGCCTTGGTGTCCGCATCGGCAGTCGTGAACAGATCCACCTGCATGTATGCGCCAAAGAGGATGGGCTGATCGTCACCGCTCATTTCTGGCTGGTGGGTGAGCATACGCACAATCGCGTAAGTTGCCGTAGCCTGTGGCAGCGCCAGCGCGCTGCAGCTGATGCCAAGACTTTCGACAATGCCCTTGAGTTCGCTATAGGTGCTCACCGATGCTTCACCACCTGTGCCACCGCGCTCTTGATCTTTTCATACGCAGCCTTCTTCTGTTCCTCGAAGGCCGGGTAAAGGTAGGGTCGGGGCATAACGTACTTGTCGCCCTTGTTCCAGCCGCCCGGCGCATGGCCGTACTCCACCAGATGGTCATGAGCGCCGCCAGCACCGTGGTGGACGGTTGTGACGGTTTTGTACTTGCCGACCGTGGTGCTGGTTTGGAGGCTGTCAGCCAGATCGCCAGTCTGCGAGTGAATCCGTCGCCTGGCAGCGTCGATCACCAGCCCGCCGCCCTGCTCCAGCGCGGACGCGATTTCCCGGCGCTCTGCCACGGTGGACGGTTGATCAAAGAACTGCTGCACCTCTTCCATGCCGGTTAAACTCAGGTCGACAATGCCGTATCCCATGCCTCCACCTCCTTGCAGACAAGCTCGTATTTAAGACCATTCTTGGTACGATTCTGAATGCTGTAGAGCAAGCCATCCAGCATAACAAAGGGTTCATCGCCGTAGTCATCCGCGTAGATGAACGCCTTCATTTCGGGTTTCTGGATATAAGCCATACCCTGATACTGCTCCGAAACGCCAAGGGAGCGCACCTCCGCCGCCACGGTGCGCCGGTTGGCAGCGCCGGGTCGGTTGGTTTTCGCACCCATGCTGTCGGTACCCATAACGCCCGGCACCAGTTTGAGCGGCTCGGTCATGAGCGATGCGGTCAGGGTCAGGTCGGAAATCGGCTGGCCATTGTCATCGTCCTGTCCGTGAAACGCGCGGATGATCTCATAAGAGGGTTCGAAATCCGAAAGCGTATTCGTATTTCGCAGGACCACCGCGTCGCCCTTTTCAAGGGAGCGCGACTGACAGACCCTTACACGGGCATTGGTTTGCACTCCCTCGCTCTCATTTTCCTTGGAGGGCTGGGTCTCAAACGAAAGCTCCTTATACCATGACTGATACACTGGTACAAAGACACGGTCGTTTCTTCGCAGAACGGTACATATCCCGCTGTCAAGGATCATGCTGTTGCAACCACCTTTCCCGCCTGCGCAAGCGGAGCCAGTCGGGCATGGCTCCGCTTGCGTCGCGGTTTTGGTATTGCCAAACGACGTAGTCAGCACAGAACATGAGGTCATCCGGTTTTGTGGAATCCAGCACAATGCCGGATCTCGCCAGCTCGGCGACCGCCGCCTCAATGCGTTTTGTCAGGTAGTCATCCAGCGTCGTGTCGGACGCAAGCCGGTTGAGTCTGGCTTTCACCAGCGCCAGTGTGGTTGTCTGATCGTATGCCATCCGCACGCGCCCTCCTCATGGTGGATTACTCGTTGCCCAGCAACGTTGGATAATCGTGTTTACCGACAATCCCTGTTTCGGGTAGACGCTTCTGACGCTGCAACTGCTGCACCGCGCGCACGGTGCGCAGGTCGTATACCCCGCTGACCGCCACGTCAAGGCCAGAGGAGGAAAGCGCCTATTGCAATGCCTTCACATCCTCGCCGTCCGCACCGAATTTCAGCGTGCGATTATACGGGTATGCTGCTGCCTTCCGATTTCCCTTCGCAAGTTTGGTCTCTGTAACCTGCGCGGCATCTTCCACGGGTTCAACCGCCGCTGTCTGTTCAGTGACTTCCACAGGTTCAACCACCGCCGCTTGTTCGGCGGTTTCTATGGGTTCAATCGCTGCCGCCTGTTCGGTGGTTTCGGTGGGTTCAACCACCGTATTTTTCTTTCTGGTTGCCATCTTTCACACCGCACTTACGCGTTGGCCGTGTCGGCCACGAAAGTCACGCTGATGGTGGGCGTACCGCCGCCGATGGCGATGGCCGCAAATCCCTCGGCAATCACCAGCAGACCGTCATAGCGCGCGGTGCCTTTATACAGCGTGATATCCTCAAGAAACAGCACATGTTCGGACATGGCCAGCTGAACGCCCTTGCGCTCCGCCAGCAGGTATTCGTCGGCGTAGCCGTAGACGATATCGCCGTCCGGGATGAAGTCCAGCTCGATAATCTTACCGCCGATGACCGGCATGGTATTCTGAATACCCGACACGATCGCGCCGCTGGCGTTGATGCTCATGGCTTCGATGTTAATCGTCTGGTGGGTGGATTCGTTCATGAGCCACACCTTCACGCCACGGCTGTACTTGCCCTTGGCGACCTTCGTAGCTTTAGCAATGCCCTTGAACAGCTCAATGCCCGTAAGCTGGGTATAGTTGCCTGCCGTACCGCCGCGCACGGCTAGAATGTTTTTCGTGTGCAGATCCACCCACTGACGGGCGTTCTCACCGTAGCCGTCAGGCTCGGCGGTCTGCGCCAGCCGGGCTACAATGCCCAGCGGCATTTTGATGCCGGTGCCGTAGACAATGGCCTTGTCCAATGCGTAGCCGATAGCCTGACCGATAGCGTTTAGAATCTCGGTAGCCAGCGAAAGGTCGCTGTCCTCCAGCAGGCTGTTGTTGATCGGGATGTAACCCGCCACCTTGTAGCCATCCACCTCGACCTGCGAAAAGGAAAGGCCGATCTCGTTGATCTTGCCCTTCATTTCCGTCCATACGGCTTCAGGAATGCTGCCCGCAACGTTCTGACGGGCGGTACCCTTCACCGCCTTGAAGTAAACCTTGGAAATGAGCTTGGAAAACTTGTCGATGTTCTCGCGGATCAGGGGAAGCACATTATCGGGAATGTTCAGCTCCGCGCCGGTGACCGCGCGCTGCTGGCGACCGAGGTCACGTACACGCTGCAGGAAGTCCTTCACATCCTGCCGGGCGAGGAACGAATCGCGCTCCTGAAGGTTCATGCCGAAGAACCGGTTACGGTTTGCCATAGGGTGTTCATCCTCTCTTTCATGGGTCGGGTTGGAAGCGGGTGCGGCAGGCGGCGCGGGGTTCGCCGCTCGGGCGTTGAGATCGTCCAGCTCCTGCTGGAGCGTGCGAATCTGTTCCTCAATACCCGCCACCTGCTGGTTGTGGGTATCCTGTTCCTGAGTGAGCGCCGCGCGGTCGGTTTCCAGCAAAGTCACGTCGCCTTCGACTGTCTGCCGGTCCTTCTCCGCCGTTTCCGCCGTCATTTCATTAAGCGCAGCGGTCAACTCCGCCTCGCGGGTATCCAGCGCAGCGGCGCGGGTAGCAAAATCTGCGTCGCCGGTGCGTAAGGCATCCCGCTGCGCGGTCAGGGCTTGAATCTTCTTACCGAGAATCAGTTGTCTGAGTGCCATGGTGTTCGATCCTTCCTTTCATGCGCGCTTTCCATTCGTCCAGCGCACGCTTCTTGATCTGTGCCAAATCGCCTTTTCGGGCGGAAATGGAGGTGTCTGCATAGGCAGGGAACGTCACACAGGACACCTCATAGAGTTTGACCTTGAGCAATATCCAGTGGATGGAGCCATCCTCGCGGTATTCGGTTTTTTCATCGAGGATTTCAAAGCCGAAGGAACACTGATCTACATCGCCGCGCTGAACGCGGGAGTAGAGGTTCATCGCGTCGGAATCCTCTGCGTTGACGTGGATACGCCCCCACAGGCCGTGTTCATCCACGCGCAGTTCCAACGTGCCTGCCTTCGTGCGCCCCAGCACCAGCCGGGTCTCGTGGTCGATCAGGGCACGGATATCGTCGGCAAGCGTACCGTCAAACGCATGAGGGTCAACGCTTTCCGTAGCCCCCGGCCACAGCTCGTAGGTACCTGTGAAGGTGGCAAAGTATCCCTCGATGTACTTTTCCGCGCCCTGCTCCACAGCGCGAAAGCTGGTCGGATAGCAGTGCGACCTGCGGAATCCGGGTTCATTGGGCATTATCATCACCTCCATCCTTAGGTTTCTTTGCAGGCTTGTTTTCTGCACCGGCGCTTACGAGCTTTTTCTGATTGCCCAGCTCATCTGCGGGCAGGTAGTTCTCCAATGCCAGCAGCTCATCCATTTCATCATCCGGCGACATGCCGATCCAGTCGCGCCATTCGTTGCGACGCATGGCCATGCGGTCGACCATTTCAGATCCGGCCTGCACAATCTCGGATAAATCGTAGGCATACAGACTGCGCGGGTTAAACCGCCAGTACAGATCCGGCGAGATCAGGATTTTGCGCGTCAGTTCCTGCTCAATGAGCTTTGCCCTGGGCATTACGCGCGTTTTGACAAAGGCGTTGAATTCATCCTTCTTGAAGTCGCCTACGCCGACCAGAAATGGAGGAACGCCGAAGATAGCCGCAACCGAACGTTTATCCAGTTCCAGGTTGGACTTGATCGCCAGATCGTTGAGCGTCAGCGGCTTCACCTGTTCCACCGTGAACGCCTCGGAGGGGATGAACCACGGTCGGCCGTGATCTGTTTCATCCAGATACTGATTCGCAATCTTTCGGCGACCCTCCGCATTTTGGTACTCTTCCTTCAGACCATCCACCTTGACGATCAGGGAAGGGGTAGGCGATTCGAGCAGCGCGCGCTTGGTCTGGTTCGCCTGCCGGATGCATTTCACCACGTCGTTCAGGGCCACGTTGTACCCGGTGCCGTGCCACGGCTCCTCCGGATCCGGACGTAGCACAAAGTGCAGCACCTCATCCGGCTGCAGCGTTTCTGCGCCATAACGGATCAGGTAGCTGTTACCGTTCGCCATAAAGGACAAGCGGCTCGGTTTGAGCGGTACCAGTTCGTCCAAAAAGCCGTCCGGTGTGAATTTCGGATATGTCACCTGGTTACCCGCGCCATCCAGCAGCAGCGTCCATACGATGAGCGACACCAGCGCCTGCCGGGTCATGTACCGGTTGGGTTCAACGTCGAGCTTGCGTGCCAACCCGTCCTTCACACGCACGTCGCCCTGCGCCGTGTTTCGCATCAGGTGCAGCGTCATCGCACCGATGAGGTCGGCATAGACCGAGGCACACATTTGCACCTCCGGACATTGGGTGAGCGGCCTGTAGCCCTCCTCGGAGCAGAAAAAATCCCATGCAGCGTTGCTGCACAGGAGAGAACCCGTATTCACTTGCATTTCCCGCTTTTGCGCGATGGGAGCGTCACGGCTCTTTGGACTGGCATATCTGCGCTTTTTACTCAAGATAATCCCATCCCTTCGTATTACCTGCTTTTTCCATATCCTCTTTCATTCGCACGACGGCGAACACATCCGCGTCGAAGATATCGATGCGGTGAGTATCTTCCACCTTTTCATACTGGATCATGTCATCCGTCTTTTCAATGGCGGCGACATTCTGTACACAGTACTCGTAGGCTTCGGAACCGAGGTAATTAAGCTGGTTGTTCTTGGCTTTGTTTTCAATGTGCCGGAAGCCCTCCGACTTGCGATAGAAGTACTGGGTCTGGTCAATGATCTTGAAACCTGCTTTTTTCATACCGAGGAAATACTCGCGGCAGAACTTGCGGTCATGACCGACCTGTACGATTTTGAAACCGAGCTTTTTCATGGCAATAAACCAGTTTACAATCTCTGCGTGGTTGGTGGTAGGTGCGTTGCTCATATCCAGCCAACCGTCATCTTTCCAGCCAAACAGCGGAATGTTATCCTCCTCCGCCTTGACAGAAGCAGCCACAATGGGAAACCACGCATGGGAAATGGCAATGTCGATATCCCCGTACTGGCCATGCAGAACACCAGCGGTAAGATCATACAGTTTGGCAAGGTCAGCGCCGCCATACCACCGGATGTTTAGCCCTGCCAGGTGCTTGAGTTTTTTAGCCAGCGGCCATGCCGGATCGATCTCCAGCGCTTCCCCGGCTATGCGATTGCTGGTTCTAAACTCGGCGATATTGAAGTACGCTTTGACAGAAGCCGTGAAGATATTGAGCGACTTAGCAAGAAAGTCCTTACGCTGCTGGGGATCGTTAGCCGCCTGCTCCGCGTCGTTCATGATATCAGCCGGTCGGATGGTCACGCCATAATTGGGATTCGCCTTCTGGTGCTGGATGGGATTGATGTAATCGACGTTCCCTTTTTCATCCTGATCCGCTGCGCAGACGAAAATGAAATAGGCCCAGTTGGTAACGGAGCCGTTGAGGATCTTCCGGCAATAGGCAAGGCGCTGTGCACAGAAGGACGTACCATCATCACCGGCTGTGGTAATGCCGATGACCAGCTTATTGGTATACGCTTTTGTAGCTTCCTTAAGGATGTTGTACTGCTTAGGGGATTTGTACGCGTGGATTTCATCAGCCACCACAATATTGCAATTGAATGAATCCTGCGCATCCGGATTGCTGGCTAGCGCAACCAGATGCAGGGAGCCTCCGCCGATGTCCTCGTTGGCGACCGAGTGCTCCATGTTGTTATCGAGGATCCGCCAGCCGTCGATTTGCGCTTCCTTGCGGCTGCCGTACTGCACCTGTTCGATGTTGTACGACCAGTTACCGAAGGTTTCCATAGCCTGCTTGAGCGCAGCGCCGACTACGTATACCTTGGAACCGCTCAAACGCTGGAGGAGGCCAAGCGCCCACGACAGCGCTGAAACGAAAATCGTTTTGCCGTTTTTACGCGGAATGAAGATAAATGCCTCTTTTACCACACGCTCATTGGTGCTAGGGTAAAAGAAGATGAGCATGCCATAGACGCAGAACTTCTCCCAAGGTTCCAACAGAAACGGCTTCCCACGCAGCGGGGTCGTGTCCAGCGTTTCGCCCTGCCGGTGCTTGAACGTCGCCTCGATGATGCCGATCACGAAATCCGCGTCCTTGGTACGCACCTCGAACATGGGAGAGTGGATCATATCCAGAAACCGCTGACAGCCGAGGATACGATCCTCTCCGGCGACGATGCTCCCGTCCACAACACCTCGCGCGTATTGCAGCACCGTATTAGCGTACTTCCCCTTGATCTCAGCCACCGAAAGCCTTAAGCGCCTCCGCCAGCGCCGATGCCTTCACCGGACGCATGGAAGCCTCGTTGATTTTCTTTAAGCCCGATGGCGTTAATCCCAGCTCGCGCGAGTAAGCAAGGATATCCTCGCGCATCCCCTCCAGCGCGAGGTAGTAGGGATTTTTTGTGACATTGGTCGCGCCTGACTTGTTGGTATACCGGATGACTACGTTACCGCCCGACTCCTCAAAGCTTTTGAGGGTACGGTCATAGTCGTACAGGGTACGCGCCAGCGTATCGACGGTATGAGAGAACTCTACATGATAAACGCCCAACGCTTTCATTTTTTTGATGATATCGTTGCGGTAATGCTGCTCGGTTTGGGGTTGCTTTTTAATCAAGCCAGACCGCACTCCCTCCCGTGAACTTCTCCCAACGCTCGACAATTACGTCGCAGTAGCGCGGATCCAGCTCCATCATGTAGCAGACACGCTCCAGCTGCTCGGCCGCCATAAGCGTGGAGCCACTGCCGCCAAAGAAGTCGGCAACGATCTCGCCGCGCCGGGAGGAATTTTTGATGCCGCGACCGCATAGTTTGATGGGCTTCATAGTAGGGTGCTCGGCATTGCGTGCTGGTTTGTTCTCCAGAATGACGGAGCTTTGCTCAGTACGGGCGACCACCTCATAGGCAGGCACGCGAATCCGGATCGCTTCAAAACCGACATTCAGGGAAAGCAGGAAACCGTCGCCGTCCGGCTCCACCGACACAACATCCTCTGGACGGATGACCGTTGACTGTTTGCGATCGCCGCACCAGTTATGCTTTGCGCCTGGCTTCCAGCCATAGAGGATCGGCTCATGCTGCCAGTGGTAATCCTGCCGTCCCAGAACCAGCGCGTTTTTGACCCACACCAGGCATTGCTTGAGGGATAGACCGGCATCCTGAAACGCGCGCCGGAACTTCACGCCCTCGCTGTCCGCGTGGCAAACGTAAACCGCGCCCCCACTTTTCAGGTGCGCGGTCATGTTGGTGAAGGCTTCCAGCAGGAATTTGAAGAAGGTATCCTCCGCCATTTTATCGTTCAGGATGGAGAGCTTCTCGCCGGTGCCGCCGTGGTAGTCCACGTTGTAAGGCGGATCCGTAAAGATCATGTCGGCTACCCTTCCGGCAAACAGCCGCTCGGCATCTGCCGTCAGGGTGGCGCTGCCGCACATCAGACGATGGTCGCCAAGCTGAATAATGTCGCCGGTCTTTGTTCGCGGCTCTTCATGGGAGGCTAGCGATTCCTCCACATCGAAATCATCCTCCTGAAGCTCATCTTCGCGGTCATACAGCGCCTGCAGGTCTTTGGGATCGAAGTTGGCGGCGCTGACTTCCTCTGGTGTAAACTCCGAAATCAGTTCTGCCAGCTTGTCATAGTTCCACACGCCTTTGATGCTGTTGAGCCGGACATTCGCCTGCTTTTCCTGCTCAGGCGAAAGATCCACCACGAAGCAGGGAGCGGTCGTATAGCCAAGATCAACCAGTACGGTCAGCCGCTGGTGGCCGCCGACCACAGTACCGGTGCGCTCATTCCACACGATAGGATCGATCATCCCAAGCTCGACAATGGACTTTTTAAGCGCCTCGTATTCAGGGTCATTTTTTTGCAGGTTTTTACGCGGATTATACCCCGCTTTTTGTAGGTTTTCCAGAGCGATTTCCTTGAGAATACTGGGTTTCATGCGTTACCCCCCTTTTCCTTTTTTTCACCTTGGAGGGAAGAGGCGATCCCTCCCGGTCGGCAAAGCGTCTCAAAGCCTTATGCCATAAGGGGGGGATCACCTTTTTATTCCTCCCTTTTCAGGGTGCCTGGCATTGTGGCATGCTGCGCAAAGCGCCTCGCCGTTGTTCACGTCGAGGCGCAGTTCAGGATGATCTTCTACGGGCTTGATGTGATGCGCGATGGTTGCTGACACAGGCAAGCCCTGCGGCGTGCGCCTGCCGTACCTTGCGCACTCTTGACAGAGGTACTTGGCTCGGCGAAGCACGGCTGCACGCCAGCGCTTGTGTTTGGCTGTATCGTAGTGCTTGATGGCTGACAAAAGACACCCTCTTTACTTTTTACTACATAGAAAAAGCGCCCGCATGATCGCGAACGCCTTTGCATATATTTCCTTGTACTTATTATAGTTTGTTAGAAAGGGATCGTCAAGGGCATGGAAAAAGCGTGATTCGTGCATTTGTCAAGAAGCTGATGACTTTCCTGCTATATTCATATATAACGGTGTGATCTCCTTGTTTTGAGAGTGCGCCTCCACAAACAAGCGTAACCGTTCCAGAGTCTCCTGTTGATCATCGGCTCCCTGCTTCTTGTAAAGGTTGGATAAACCTCTAGCATACCTTAATTCGATATCTTCGTTATTAGGGTATTGCGCAACGAGCAAACGCAATAGTGCGATCGTTGTATCAGAGCCTTCAACATCCTGAGCATCACTCAGGTTGACCAGCCCTTTTGCATACTCCAGTGCGATCTCTTCGTTCTGTTGATGAGCCTCCAAGAGATGGTGCAACTGCTCTACTGTCGTCTGGCAAGCTTCCCTGCTTTGTTTGGCACTCAGGTTTACCAAACCCATGGCATACAGATGCGCGATATCTTCATTCTGTGGATAGGATTCCCAGAAATGGCGCAACTGCGTCACCGCCGTCTGGCAAGCATCTCCACTCTGTTCGAAGCTCAGGTTGACCAAGCCCATAGCATATAGATGCGTGATCTCTTCATTGTACGAATAGTTTTCCCAGAAATGGCGCAACTGCCTCACCGTCGTCTGGCAAGCTTCCCCGCTTTGTTCGACGCTCAAGTTGACCAAGCACTTTGCATACTGAAGCGCGATCTCATCGTTCTGTGGATGGGCTTCCAAGAGAAGGCGCACTTGCTCCAAGGTTGTCTGGCGTTCTTTTCCGCGTTGTTCGATGCTCAGTTTAAGCAGGCACATAGCATATGTAATTGCGATCCCTTCATGCTTCGGATGGGCGTCCAAGAGAATGTGCACTTGCTCTACAATCGCCTGACGAGCGTCCCCGCTTTGTTCGAAGCACAGGTTGAACAAACCCTTTGCATACTGAGACGCAACCAATTCGTTCTGCGGATGGGCTTCATAAAGAAGGCGCATCTGCGTCATCGTCGCCTGACGAGCCTCTCCGCTTTGCTTGAAGGTTAGGTTGAACAAGCCCGTTGCGTACTCAAACGCGATAATTTTGCTCTGCGGATGGGTCTCCAGCAGAAGGCGCACTTGTTCCATTGTTGTCTGATGAGCTTCCGCGTTTTGTTCGATGCTCAGATTTAATAAACCAATAGCAAATATAAGAGTGATTTCTTCGCTTTGCGGATGTGCTTCCCAGAAAACGCGCAACTTCTCCACTGTTGCTTGGCGAGCTTCCCCGCTTTGCACGCCACATAGGTTGAGCAACCCTTGAGAATACTCCAGCGCGATCATCTGATCATAGGGATACTGTTCTGTAAGCGAATGTAGAAGAGCAATCTGGGCTGCCCCTTTCTCGGCATCCTGCTCCAAGCTCAGGTAGAATAGCCCTTTTGCATATGTCAGCTTTATCTTTTTATCGCTAGGGAACTTTTCTGTAAGTGAACACAGGATAGTAATTGTGGCTGCACAATTCTCAGCATCCCGCTCAAGGCTTGGGAAGTATAGTCCATTTGCATATTCCAGCGCGATCTTTTGATTGTTGGGGTATTTTTCCGTGAGTGAACGCAGGAGAGCAATCGTAATTGCACAGTTCTCGGCATCTTGCTCCAAACTCAGATTAGACAGTCCCTTTGCATATACCAGCGCGATCTTTTGATCATCGGGATATTTTTCAGTGAGCGAACGCAGGAGAGCAAACGTGGCTGCACAGTTCTCGTCATCTTGCTCCAAACTCAGATTGGACAGCCCTTTTGCATATTCTAACGCGATCACATGACTATCGGGGTATCGTTCTGCGAGCGAACGCAGGCGCGCCACTATGTCTATGCCTTTTTCAGTATCTTGTCTATTGATCAGTTTGACCAGTCTTTGTGCATATGTCAACGCGATCTTCTGATCACCTAAGGCTATGACATCTTCATACTTCATTGAGATATCCTCATACATTCATATTTTTAAATCAATATATGCTTTCTCGTCTATTTCGTCAATGGCAGTCGCAGTAATATGGACTACCTTAATATATATACACAAAATGCTTGCATCTTATAAGTGCAGGCATTTGTGTTAATGAAATTAAGAACCCAATTTCTTGTCTTTCTTATACACTGTGGCTTGCATGGCTGCTCGTAAATTAAACATGCACACGCTCATATCGTTGACAATGTTATTCCGCCAGCGCCTGACACTGCCAGCATCCATGCCCATATGACTGGCAATATCGTCCATCGTATATTTATGACCGCCACTTCCGTCTTTTGGGCTTTCTCCAAAATAGTACATGCGAACGACCGCAAATTCTTTGTTATTGGCGAAGCTTTCCACCACCCGCGCTATGCGGGAGAATTCATCACGCGTTTTCAAATATTCTCGCGCCTTCTGTTCTGCCACATCCTCCAATACCTCTTCTCGTGTGCGGTAGACAGGGCTACCACTAGGTGCACTCACAATGCCACGGCTGCGCTCCTGAAGCTCGACACGCTTGTATTCGTCCTCCGCCTGCACAATCTTTTGCATGCGGCGGTAATTATACAGGCAGCGTTCCATTGCCTGAAAGTAATTCACGGTGTCGCTTTTTGGCAAGGTGTTATAAAGCAGGTCAACCTTATCAATCAATTCCCTGAGTTCGTCGTTCGGCATGCTGTATCGCCTCCAGTTTTGTAGTTATGTGTAATGTTTGCCTTGCTTTCGTGCGCTTCACAGGCACTGACCATCGGTGCGCGCTCCCGACTGTAGAAAGGGCTACCTTCGTTATAGCAAACCCGTTTGGGATTATTCGCATCGTGAATATCCGGCCAGCACCATAGGCAGGTTGAGCAGCGTTTTCTGCATTCCCGTTGTTGGTTACTCTTCATCATTGCGCTTACCCCTCAGGTAGTTCATGATCACATCACAGGCCATTTCCCAGCCCTGGCACAAAGCCACCATGTACCCCTCTACTTTAAGTGCTTCTATCCAGCCCAACTGCTCCGGCGAAACGCGGCCACCTTTCAGGCGCTTCATTTCGATATAAAGCCCATGGCAACCGTCTCTGGCTACAGGCAGACAGAGATCAGGCACGCCTGCACGCACGCCCTGTTGCTTCAGGTGGATCGCCTCCAGCTTATGACGACTGCCACCGTTTGGAATGTGATAAAGTAAGCGCAACTCCGGCCAGCGTGCCTGCTGCATCCGAGCCCATTGAAACAATCTCGACTGCTCAACGCTTTCGCTCGGAATAGGAGTAGCATCCATTACTCCTCGCGGCATCCTCCGCCACCACCTTTCTCACATGGGTACAAGGCAAAACTTGATTCATTTCGCATCCAGATCGCCACCTTCATTTTCCTCATAGAGTTTTGCGTTTTCCATATATTTTCCATAGTTCTCCGCATTCCCCTCAGACTGAGAGGTAGCCTCTGGATGATCACCGGTTAAGTCCTGCATCTGCTTATTCCGACGAATGAAATCCACATAATCCACCGCCGTTTTGCCCCATTGGCGACACAGCACGCGCTCCCGCACTGCGGACAGGTTCTTCTCCCACCCTGGCAGGAAGCACACAAGATCGCAAATGCTCAATGCTGCATTACCGAAACGCTGCATTTCTGCATGTCTAAGGCCTTTATTTCGCGGAAGATCATACTGATCCAGCGTGACGTACCCAAGCTCTTGCAGAACCATCGTGGCTGAAAAGCCCAGATTCTCATCCGCATGCTCATCCAGACACCCGGCGATATACACAATTGGCTTGTCCCTCATATCCCGATTCTCCTTATATTCATCCTTTGTGCCATGGCGCGCGCGGCCTTCAATGATCGACACAGGCGGTACCATGGAATGTCGTGCAGGCTTTCCTGCCGGATTAGGTCGAACACCCGGTACCGCCAGAATCGTCCGCCTACGATCCGGACCTCGATCGGATACCACCGCTCCCAGTAGTCCGTGACCGTCCAGCAGACCGTGGCTTTCCTCCGCCAGAACATGATCTATCCCTCCGCTCCATTTTGGGTTCCCGTTTTCGTAACCGGACGCTGATGTACACCCAGGCAACAAAGTCGTTGCGCTTCACCTGACAGTCCAGAAACTCGCAACCCTTGTACAGCTGCCGGAAGATCGCCGGTGCACTTTCCTCCGCCGCCTGCGCAATGCGCTCCGCTTTGCGAATGCTAAGCTTCGTATCCGAAATAGTGACCGTTGGTTCCTTGAGGTTTCGGCTGCAAAAATACCGCTTCGCGCCTTCCGGCTCTTTCATCAGATATTTTGCAAGGGCTGTGTATCCGAACCGATCCGCCTGCAGGTGATCCGTCCGAACGCGTCCATTTTTCCAGATCGATTCCAGCTCATCACGTGAAAGGCCACAACAGATCACGATGTGGTGATGCACGCGCTTCTGGCGGCTGCCTTCCCGCTTGCCTTCCGATACGCCCATGTAGCGCGGCTGGGGTAACCCGGCTTTGCGGCAGGCATACTTGACGCGCCGGAGGTAGTTCTGCACATCCACCCGCGCCTGTCCGGCATCCGGCAGGAAGTCATCCGCATAGGTGAGATCAATGCGGTAATCCAGATCGCAGAAGTTGGTGTTCATTTTCCGCTCGAAATGCTTCCGGGCATTCTCGGCATTCGCCCGGGCGATAGCCGCCGTCGATTTCTTCACCGGCGTGCCATCCGGCATCGTGGGTGCGGTCGACCAGATCGGATATACCATTACTTCGATCTGCTCACCTGCCCGGATGGTTTTCACCCGGTATCCGAGCACCGAGCCTTCCGACTTCATCACCCTGGGTGGCATCCGGTCCTCCGGTGATGTGCACTCAATATCAAAAAGCTCCAGCCAGTTTTCCGATGAATACCGCATGGTACCCCTCCCCAGCTTATCAGGGGGCGCTGCCCCTCACCCCGCTGGGGCTTCTTCGGCCCCAGACCCCATCAGTACGGCTGCTCGCGCCTGCGGCGCGTGGGGCGGCTGTGCCGCCTGCCTGACTGCGTATTGATGGGATGAAGAATGCTCCTCCGGAGTGCGGGGTTCGCCGCAAATCTAATACCTATTACGAGGCCGCATACGCGCTCGAAAGCGCCTGTGATTGACACACCACGCTCCTTTTGCTAAAATAGAAGCGTGGTCAGGTTGTGTGATTGACCGTAAGCCTTTGGTTAGGCGCTGCCGGGTGTAAGCCGACAGCGCCTTGTTTTATGCTCTGGTTTGCTCTCTGATTACCTTTACATAAGCCTCCACCATACTGGGCGGATCCACCAGAACCAGCTGCACCGTATTGGATGGATTCATGCCGTACCGATCACACAGATAGCTCCACAGGTTGCTGGAGCACTCACTGCAGCTGATCACCAGTGAACCTGGCTTCTGCAGCGGAACGATTATCCTTTGAATCAATTGTGGAAGCTCCCTTCCGTACCAGCGGAGGACACCGCATCCCACACTCCTCCACTTCCGTGCATTTGATAAAGGCTGCGTACTCACGCCCGATGACGTTGTAGTGTTGCGGCAGATGATAATCGCAGCCGGTGCAAATCTTTGCAGCCATATCACTCCACCGCCGATAAATAACCAGCCATGATAAAGCCACTCTCAACACGCGCCCAGCGTTCACCATCCATGGTGACGAAGCCAAGCACAGACACTGTCGCGCCTTTACGAAGCTTCCTCACCGCCATCGCATGATCGCTTGGAAGTTTACGTACACGAAGATGATTAACCGTCGTGGTATATTCGACCAGCTCGCTGGGGAGGGTGTCCAGCAGATACTCCACCCGGCAGTAACCGGAATCACCAGCTCGGCCAATCTCCGCCCAGCCGTTCTTGTCTACCGAGTACACATCCAGCGCGTCGCCACGCTCCATGCGGATTGTCACCGGCGCGTCTCCGGAGGGGCGCTCACGGATGTTGAGCCAGCTCTCCTCCGCCACATACACCACCATGCCTGTCGGTGACTGCTCCTCCTCGGCATTGGCAGCAGACACGATCAACAGCAAGGCAAGCATCACCACAATGGCAAGTGCCGTGACCGCGACGCAGATGCGGCTGGTGAACGGACGCATAATCACCTCTGTCATGGTGCGCATCCTGCGCTTCTCGGCGCGGCAACGTTGCCAGTATTTAAACAACATGAGATACACTCCTCTCGTTAGCGGGTCGGTGCATCAGGCAGCTGCTTGCAGCATTTGGCACAGATGCGCTTGCCCCGAAAGAGCGTCGTACCCTGCGTTTCCCCACAGAAGATGCAGCCAGGCGCATACTTGCGCAGGATGATCTGATCGTCCTCCGTGAAAATTTCAATCGAATCCTTCACATCGATGTTCAGCACATGGCGGAGTTCAATGGGAATTACGATACGACCAAGGTTATCGAGTTTACGCACAATACCGGTGGATTTCATAAGAACCATTCCTTTCATTCATCGCTTACGGCCCGCAAGCCGCGTACATATTTGGGCGACCGGTATGCCCGGCCCAGCAGATCATCAATCTCATCCATCACGCGCTCGGGCTTTTCTACTGGCAACACTTCGCCAACCGTAACACCGCGATACTGGACGAAGAACCGACTATGATACACTCCGAGCCGATCTGGAAAAAACGTGCCGGATACGCACCAGCCGGGCAGGGATTTGCAAAACCAGTGGAACGAGCCGGTAGCGCGCTCCCAGTGGCCGTACCGATCAGGAACCATCATGCCCATCACCTCCTGTAAGCGACAAACTCCGGGGTCAGCTTCTGATTCTGCCTTTTCTGAGCTGGTTTCTACGGCATGGGGATCACGTTACGCTCATCCAGATTCAGCCGCCCCAGGCAGTAGGCATCCAGCGTATCCTCCGTAACGCGGAGGTTCTGCTTTTTCGCCCCAGCAGGTGAAAGGTTGATATGCGGCATTCGGCGCATGATCTCAAGGGTTTTGGTGCGACTATGCAGTCGCAGGCGGGTTTGTACTTCGCTGGCATCCAACAGGGTGACCATGTGAAAACTCCTTTCTGCTTAGCTGGCTTTGGTTTGAATGAACAGCTCTGCGCTAACCCCAAGCGCCTTACAAATCGCGCTGAGATCGTCGGCATACATGGTTCGTTTTCCATTCAACATTGCATTGAACGTCACGTTGGGAATGTTCGCCGCTTTTGCAATGGAGATTTGCTTCAAATGGTGGTCGTCAATGTAAGCTCGAACCATTTCATGGACTCGCATGAATTCCTCTCCCTTCAATTCCAGAATTACTGGATTCACGCGCATATTAACACAGATTTTCTGTAAAGTCAACGCAACATTCAAGAATTTCTGAATTTAATTCTTGACATTCTGGATTTATTGTTTATACTTGCACTGGGGAGGGATACATTGTGAAGTATGAAATAGGGTCGAAAATTAGGAGGCTTAGAGAAGCCAAAAAGCTTAGTCAGAAAGAGTTTGCCAGCCTATTAGGTGTAAGCAACAGCCGGGTTTCCAACTGGGAGATGGGAATTAATCGCCCGGATGTGGACATTCTTTCTACCATATGCGATGTTTTAGGAGTATCTGCAGATACTCTACTTGATTTACGCAGCTCTGAAACCGGCGAGTGGAGCGCCCCGCTCGTATCTGCTTACGCCTCCGCCATCCGCCCCACACAGGAAGCCGCCTGCGCCGTTCTTGGCATCCCACATGTTGAACCTAACCCGCTCTATAAACCGGAAGTAGCCACTTGCGATATGCTGGTGTACAGTTTCCCCGCTGCAGCAGGTATCGCGTTGTCGGCGGAGGATGACTACGAGCACATTCAGTTCCCCGAAAGCGAAGTGCCCACTGGCGCAGATTTTGGCGTTCGCATCCGTGGTGACAGAATGCAGCCGACGATTCAGGATGGAACGATTGTCTTTGTCCGAAAGCAGCCCGAGATACAAAACGGGCAGATCGGCATATTCATGATCGATGACGGCGCGCTTTGCAAGCGCTTCTACCGTAGGGGTGAACAGATCATCCTACAATCGGATAACCCGAAATACAATGAGATCGAAGTCGGCGAATACCAGCGCCTGTTCATTGTCGGAAAGGTGTTGGGCTATCGCTAAATTGCTTGCTATTCCAAGCAAATTGTTGCATGATACTAAAAACCCCGCTTCCTGCTAGAACAGGAAACGGGGCGGGTGCAAAACGACCACTGGCTATCAACAAGCGGAGCTTTGCTATACCATTATATAGCAGCCGCTCCATAAACACAATATCGCAAAGGAGCCGCGCCTATGCCCAGACAAACCCTGAAACAGCGTCCGGATGGACGTTACATTTGCCGTTGTGATGATCGATACTTTCTTGGCAGCACCCAGAAGGAAGCATTGGCTGCGCGAGATGCTTATAAGCATGCCAAGGCGGATGGGTTGAAAGCCCAAGCCCGTGGAACCACGGTAAATACCTATGCTGCCAAGTGGCTACCCATTGCCAAGGCGAACGTGAGCAAGAATACCTATAACGAATACGCACGCCTTATGAACATCTTTGTTAACCACTTCGCAGGCGTACCGCTACGAAGCATCTGCGCGACCGATATTTCAACCGATTTTAACCGCCTTCAGGGGAAAAGCAAATCCTACATCCGCAAGTACAAGCAGCTGGTAACCGGCATGTTCCGTTCTGCCTACGAAGATGGCATCATCATTCGCAGCCCTGTCACCAGCAGCGTGTCCATCCCGGATGGCACTGCCGTTCTCACCGGGCGCTGGCGGAGTGGGAGCGCGATCTGGTGCAGGCTTCCTTGAACCGACACGAATTCGCCCCGGCCGCCATGTTGATGCTTTATGCTGGCCTCCGCCGTGGTGAAATGCTGGCTTTCAATGTTGATAGGGATGTAGATTTCAAGCGCGGTATCATTCATGTACACGAAGCTGTTGTGTTTGACGGCAACCGCCCCACGTTGAGCGACCCAAAGACCGAAGCTGGTGTGCGCACCATACCGCTATTTGATCCCCTACGCGCGGCGCTATGGGGCAAGCATGGCTTGTTGCTGACCACCGGCAAAGGCGGCCACATGACCCGCGTCGGCCTCCGCCGCAAGTGGGCTAGTTACGTACGCTGCTTGGAGGAAATCGCCAACGGCGATCGCAACCGGCGCTGGTATGGTAAGACGAATGAGGATCTGGCCATCCTCGAAAGCGGTGGCGTGCTGCCGCCCTGGCGAGAAGTGAACATCCGTACGCACGACTTCCGGCATTCCTTCGCCACCATGCTCTGGGATGCGGACGTGGATCTGAAAACCGCCATGAAGTGGATGGGGCATGCCGACCAGACCATGATTTTGAAGGTGTATGCGCACTTGACGGATAAAAAGGAGCAGGAGGCGGCAATTAAGATGGCGGAGAAGATAAACCAGAAACAAATGATGGCCATTGCCAAGATTAGCTTTCACTGA